ACACGTAGAAAGAAAACACATGTAGAAAGAAAAACACGTAGAAAAAAAACACATGTAGAAAGAAAAACACGTAGAAAGAAAACACATGTAGAAAGAAAAACACGTAGAAAAAAAACACATGTAGAAAGAAAAACACGTAGAAAGAAAAACACGTAGAAAGAAAAGTTAAAAACATTAGATAATTTTTATCATAAAAATATAGTATTGTCAATGAAGTTACAGAAACTATTAATACTGGCGAAACCGAAGAAGATACAGAACTAATTAACTCTGGGGGAAACCAATGAAGATAAGGTCCATATTAATGATGCGTAATTAGAAAGGGGGCATACAGGCATCTGTTGATTTGAATGGTGGTAGATATTAATAAACATTTTCAAAAAAGTTCACAATAAAAAATAAAAAAATTAAACATAATCTCAAATAAAACATAAACCATGGTTGTACATACTTTTTTTTTAGAAAATTTAAGTTTTTTGGTATAATGATATACAAGATCTCTCATCCATACTCTTCCTCCAAAATACTTGTAATCGTTTGTAAACAATCATCGTGAGTTCTGTAATCATTCCCATCTTCAGGGAAGGTGAGCAAATATTCACAACTGTATTTCATACGCTTATGATATTCTCTCATCCGTAACAAGTTATCTTTTCTTCTTCTATAAAATTCTTCTCTTTCTTTATTCTTTTTTATTAATATTTTATTCTCTTTTATTAATCGTTTAATTAATTCACTTTGATCCACATTTAATGCTTTATAACTTTTAATTGTATTCATTTTTATTATTATATAAAATATAAATAATCTTTTCAATTTATTAAAAAAAATAATAAAAAAATTAAACATAAACCATGGTTGTACATACTTTTTTTTTAGAAAAATTAAGTTTTTTTGTATAATAAGATATTAAAGATTAATCAATAATTTTTGTTATGTATTTACCAGATGAACTATGGAATATAGTAAAGACATTCCAACTTAATTGGAAACCCTCGCATAAAAAAAAATTTTCTAGTGTCACAAACGAATTAATATATAAATTTGATTATCTTTGTTGTCATAGAGATTGTCACTTTCACACAGTTCATAATATTACTGGATATTTTCATAAATGTTATTTTACACATTTGCAAACTTTAAACTTCCACAAACACTGACACAAGCGTTTAAAATCAAGTAGACATCTTGCTGATTGTAAATAATATTTAAACAGATATATAACTTTTATTCTCAAAAAGCACTAGTAAACGTATAAGTTTTGTTGTTCATTTGATAATGATATTTTGTTTATATAAATTTTTTTTAACATTGTTGGATGTATAATGATCCAAAATATAATAAACTAATTTTGTCAATAGCATAAGTAAAATATAGAATACACAAAAGTAAATTAGTGCTGTTTGAACATACCAATACATTTTATTAAAATATATTACTCTCTTAAAGTTATATTCAATTTTTTTTTATATAAAAATGTTTATATAAAAATGTTTATATAGATATATTAATGGAACCTATATGGACTAGTATAGTTGTTGGTTCTGGTTTTATTCTTGGTGTAATCCTTTTTTATTGTACAATGAGAGGTCAACTGTGTTATGAAGATAGTGATGTTCCTGATATTCAAATTTCTGGTTAATTTCATTATTAATAAAATGCTTCTACATAATTCAGTATAATTATCAAAAATATAATATTAAAAAAATTTCAATATAATATATATATGGTAAAGATCATCGATAATTCTGAATTGGAAGTTACTAAACTCAAAAATAGTATTAAATTTAATATAAAGAAAAGCAATTTTAAAACTTTTTATAAAACCATAAAGGATATTTTAGGAGAGAAAAAAGATACATTCTCTATTACAGCAAGAAATATTATTGGATTTAATGATTATATTAAGTCTGGTATTTTTTTATATAAGCATGCTGACAAGTTATTTTTAAATTTATCTATGCAGATAAAAAAATTAGAAAAAGAGAACTTGGGTATGCTTTATTTAGATCCGACTGACATTTATTATATTGAAATAAATGAGAACCAGTTCTATTTTTTGTTATTAAAAACAGACAAACTCCATGTAATTAAAGATCAAAAATTAGAAGTTGTCACTCCTATAACAGAAAAAAAAGGTATGTTTTTCTCTCCAGAACTGAAAACTTTAAAAACATTCCCAGTAAATATTTCTTATAAAACTAGTTATTATTCGCTGGCCATGTTGATAGTTAATAGTTTGGAGGAAATAACAAATGCCGATATAGAATTAAGGGATCACATAGAAAGTTTATATAAAACTCGGCTTTATTGGGCATTAGAAAGATGTTTAAATAAAAGTTATGAAAATAGAACTTTGTTGTATATTTAATTTCTAATAAGTTAGTATATGTCAATTCATGTATTGAAAAGAAAGATGAATGAGAAAACAAAATTAACTAAGCAAAATCAATATGCAGGAAAATGGGCTTTAAATGTTACAAATAGAGGCAGTATTCGCAGTAATCTAGGGTCTTCGTTAAAAAAAGACGGGACAGTAATTATGACTGGATGTTGTGGGGGAAATCAGGTCAGAAATCCTGCAATTTCTCAAAGTTATTTCAATTACCATAGAAGAAGTTTAGGTGGTTTAGGTAATTTGGCAGCACGTGTTGTTGAAGTAAGAAGTGAGCCGGTTAACGGTAGCACCCATCAAATGGTTACCTACAAAAGAGCTCCTGATACAGGTCAATCACAATATGTAAAAGATAAAAAATCCAAGGTCGTTCAATGTTATCATAATGAGGTACAATGTGATTCTAAAACAAAGCCTTATGGTAGTAGTTTCTTACAAAGTTATAGGACACCTACTTGCCATAATAATTGTGGTAATGGAAATATTACCACAACAAAAAATTTAGGATTTATGTCTAGCAGTGAACATTTGCAAAAGAAATTATCATATAGAAAAAAGAAGGAGGGTCCTGAGGAAAAGTTGATGAATAATGCTAGTTGTACCGTCATAGAATAAAATTGAAAATATATTATTGATTATATTTAATAATATATTATTAAGCATGGGAGAAGTTAAAGATCATTCGCAAACTGTGTTTCCCAACATTGAAGAGTCATTATTTAGCATTGATTACAAGAAAGAGGATTATCTTCTTTTCCTAAAAGTTAGCGATGAAATTGACGAATATTATAATGAAGGAGAGAAACAAAAACTTATTGAGTTTTATAAGGAGAGAATTAGTTTACATGAAAAATCAAAATATGTGGATACAGACATGTTGGTTCCCAATAAATATAAAGATAGTGGGTTTGATTTGGCCGTACCTTGGCTAAATAGAGAAGGTTTACAAAACTTAGGACCTTATTATTATGATCCTTATGATAAGAAATTATGTAATCTAAGAGTTCAGGTGGGAGTATATAAAATAATTCAGGATGTACCAGATGCGATGGTACCATCTCCCTTTTATTTGTATGCTAGATCTAGTATTTATAAAACCCCTTTTATCTTAGCAAATAATGTGGGTATTATTGATAGCGGATATAGAGGCAATTTATGCGCAGCATTGTATAATACCCGATCAACACCAGAAATTGTTGGTTTGGTACCAGGTATGGGGAAAAGAATGGTACAAATTTGTATGCCTGATTTGTCTGGAGAATTTCATGTTCGACTTGTAAATAAATTAGATGATACTTCTAGAGGCAGTGGAGGATTTGGTTCAACTGGTTAATAAGTCATTCTTATATTTATTATGAATATCTTACAATTTTTTGATTAATATAAAATTTTATTTTTTATTTTCATATATTATAATGACCAATATATTAACTTTTAATATGTATATTACAAATGTAAATAATGGGACTATAAATCCATATGCGACAAAACGCCCTGACAAGCAGAAAAAATTGGATGAGCCCACTTTTGAGTGGACGCGGAATAATATGCCCAAAGTCATGTATGGTAGCACGTCAGAAAAAAACAAACAAAAAGCTATATTGAAAGCCCATAAAATAAAAAATGCAAAAAACGAACAACAACAATTTATATACGGTGACTTGAAACATGAAGATTTTCTGGATGTATTAAAATTTAAATTTGAAATGATGAAAACATACAAAAAAAACAGAAAAACATACCTCGGAAGAATTATGAATATTTCAAATCCTTTAGGATATAATAATATCAAAAAAAATTTAATGACGATGAACATCGAGGGTCTTCTTGATCGTGAAACATTCATGGAATCCATGGAGGCACCAACTCTCCCGAGCAATGGTACTCTATTTAAAAACGAATATACACCAGAGGATGGTTCTCCGTTGATGGGGGAGTTGGATGAGGATGACGATGCATTCGAGGAATTAGCTCAAGATCCCGATGCCGCTCTAGAAGCGGCAATGGAACCTTTTGATGTTCCGGGATTGGAAATGCAGTCCAGAGATCCAGAGGACCTAGAAGAATTTTACCGGGCTCCGGGTGACGGCGAAACACCAGGATTTCTTTCTGCGACACACTACAGCGGCGTTAACAGCGGTCCAGTCGATCTCAAGACTGCACCCACATGGCGCGACTTCAAAGGTGGTAGAAAATCTCGTAGAAAAAGAAAATCTCGTAGAAAAAGAAAATCTCGTAGAAAAAGAAAATCTCGTAGAAAAAGAAAAAAATCTAAAAAAAATAAAAGAAGACGAACTCATAAAAGATAAATATTTACATATAACCTGTTTTAAAGTGACGACTACCGGGTCCTCGTGGGCGAGCCCACCGTTTTCTTATAGGATAACGTGACACAAAACCTTTTTTTTTTGTGAAACTTTTAGAATATGTAGTATAATCATTATGCGAACTGTTTTTTAAACAATCACTGCAAAATATACTACATATATATATCATTGTAGTCCACATAAACATAATAGTAATATAAGAAAGAGCCAAAAATAAGAACCATATCATAAGAGATTGAAACATCGAATACTGTTAAGTTAATTATAATATAACTTTCTTTTATAAAATAAATTCAATTTTTTATTATTTTAAAAACTAATAAAAAAATTGAATTTACACCTTTGAACATTTAAAACGCTGACTTAATTTTAATAAAAGTTGATTATAATATAATTTACATTATAATCAAAATATATATCATAGAACATACCACCTACCAAAAGAATTGGGAACCTATTGAAGGATTACCTAAGCAAAAACGACCTGGACCTGGAACGAAATTTTCTAAAAAAAGAGCAAATCATAGAAACGTAATTCTTAAAGATTGGGGTGAAAGGCTTGAACCCCAAATAGAGCCAAAAGTTCCGATTGATTATACGATCCCTTTTGAAACAGATAAATGTGCTTATTGTTTAACGATGCATATCGGTCCAACTGGTGATGAATTTAGACCATCTAGTCAAAGAGGGAGAATGAATATAGTTAATTGTATACCTTGTTGTGGTCGTTGTAATTCATCTAAACAAGATAAATGTGGATCAGTCTTAATAAAATGGATAAAAGAAGAAAATCCTAAAAAGAGAACACAAATTAAGATTGAACAACAAGAAAAAATTATTAATTGGTACGAAGAAAATGAAAAGTATTTATTAATCCCACGTGATACATTTGATGATAAAAAAAATAAAACATACGGAGAGAGATTAAATGAATTAGATGCTAGACTTAATAAAATATATGAAGAGTTTTCATAAGTCGGTGTTTTAAATGTTCAAATGTGTAAAAGAATTATATAATTAATAATAACTGTTAAATTTTTACTAAAACAAAAAAAAATCAGTTTTCCCCAAAGCAACAACTATGTATTAACATCGAATATATAAAGAATTTATACACATCAATTGTATAAATCAGTGAGAATGCACTAAAAATTGGGGAAATAATAACACAAATTTGTATACTGATGTTTGTTCAACTGGTTAATAAGTCATTCTTATATTTATTATGAATATATATCTTACAATCTTTTAAGAATTGATAATATAAAATTTGATTTTTTTTAAATATTATTTTACAATCTTTGCATAAATAACAATTAAATTTGTAGGTTTTGTGATTATTAGATATTGTTGTAATATGTGTAGTTAATGAGGTTTGTATTTCACACCAAAAACATCTTTGTATCCATCCTTTTTTAGGTAGGTCAGATTTTTTAAATAATTCTATTGTTTCAACATCCATATACCTTATAATAATGTTTAGAAGTAAATTTGGATATTTAAACTTTAGTGGATAATATTATTTTTAATATTAGTATATAATATAAATGCGTAGATCACGAAGAAGAACTAGAAAACGTAGTCGCAGACAAAGAGGAGGATTCCTCGGAGCATTAACAGAAGGACTTTCTAAGGGACTTGCTGCGATTGGTCTTAAGAAAAAAGAAGCCACCGATGAAATTCAAAGAACTCCTGCTAGTGCCGATTTATCACAACCTGGTCAGGTAGGTGGAAAAAGACGCAGAAGAAAATCCCGCAGAAGAAAATCCCGCAGAAGAAAATCCCGCAGAAGAAAATCCCGCAGAAGAAAATCCCGTAGAAGAAAATCCCGTAGAAGAAAATCCCGAAGAAGAAAATCCCGCAGAAGAAAATCCCGCAGAAGAAAATCCCGCAGAAGAAAATCCCGTAGAAGAAAATCCCGCAGAAGAAAATCCCGAAAAAGCCGTAGAACCAAAAGACGACGAAGAACCAAAAGACGCAGTCGTTAGTGTTTTTTAGTGCCTTTTTTGAAGATAATATATTTAATATATTATCTTAAATATCTTCATATATTGTAGAATACTGTAAATATATTTTTATGCACTTGCATAATATTGTGTCCATTCTCTAGCAGTCATATCGTAAGCAACCCTATTATTTACATATTGCTTGGCGATATCTGGAACTAACGGGTCATCTGGGTTTGGATTTGTTAACAATGAACATATAGATAGTAATACTTTATCAATTGTAAGAGCAGGGCTCCATTGGTCTTTTAATATATCCAAGCAAATTCCACCACCACTATTTACATTTGGATGATAAACTTTTGTTAAAAATGTAACTTTTGGTGGCTTAAATGGATAATTTTGTGGAAATACTATATTCAAATAAAATAGACCGCCTGCATATGGAGATGCGTCAGGGCCCGTTAGAGTTGCACTCCAATTAAATATATCATCTTCTTTTGGTCCAGCGCTGCAACATCTTGGAGGATCTTTTTTGATATTTTCCAATTCTTTATTAATTCTTTTTGCAGAAGCCATTATATTAGTTTAATTTCCAATGATAGCTTTATGTTATTTTATTAGTTATTAAACATGTTAATACATATATGAATATATTTACACATATGAATATTTAAAAACAATTCATTACTATAAGTAATGAAACGACGAAGAAGTAAAAATTCTTTTATTGCAAATGCAGGGAAAGATTTATTTAATGGAATTTATTATGAGTTAAACGATGATTGTTTTCAAGAACACAAGGGATGTATTAAATCTTTCATTTTTAATTTATTTACAACAGAATATGATGATTTACTAGAAAGAAATAATTTACACCTGAAAAGATCTTCATATGGTTTACTTGCTGGATTAAAAAATAAAACCATACCCGAATATGTTAATAATTCTATTTACAATATAATTTTGGATATTATTTACCATAAAGAAGGTATGCGGAAAAAAAAAGAAATGAAAAGAATGTTTCATTATTATTATGATTTGGTCAAACTTGCATATAAGAATAATGACCATAATACCACATTAATTATAAAATGTGCGCTGGATCATATTGTTATAAAACAATTAAAATTTAAAAAATTAAAAAGTGAACAAAAACTTTTAAATAAATTTAAAGAAGAATATGGTCAATTTATAGATTGTTATAAAATTCATGTGATGAATATAATGAAAAATAAAGACAATTTGAAGGAATTTATACCATCTGCTATGGTGTTGGATATGCATTTAAAAAAAAACAATATGTATACTAAGGCATTTAAAAGTATAGGAAAATATCCTGAAAATTTAATAAACCATCAAATCGAGTTAAATAATATTTCTAGACATATAAAAGAGTATTATACCAGTATGCCTAATGCTATTATTAATCTTTATACCGAAAATCCATTTGATCATTCATTTGTATATGCAACTAATAATAATCAAATGACTGGAGATTTATTAGATGCTATTAGAAATATACGTTAAACTATATCGTGTCCGTTTTCAATTAATGGTAATTGTCCAACAATAGGTTTTGCTGGCGTTGGATGTGGAGGCGTTGTCGGGAGATGTGGTAATTGTTTCGTTTTTTGAATTTTATCTATATCCATCCCAGGTGGATATTTCGGTGGCTCTTTTGTTATATTTTTTGTGTTATTTATATTTTTTATTGCCGATTTAAATCTGGATTTACGCTGCGGTATTGTTTTTTTTGTTTTATTAAATCTCTCCAATGCTTGTAGTTTTTTTGTTTGAGTATTTATAGTTAATTTTATATTATTTGGTTTGTCTTCATTGTATAATGAGGTTTTATTGGGGTTGGGTTGATTTTCTTCAATGCATATTTTATTTTTACAACATGAATAATGTTTTTTAATAATTATATATGTTATAATTATCATCGCAAATAAAATTATTATACTGCATACAATTATTAATACCATATGCACTGGTTCTAAATCATTGGTAGATGTACTATTAGTATTATTTGTTGAATTAAAAAATAAACTATTTTGTTCATTTGATTCTATAATTCCATAATTTATTATGGGTGACGGGGTATTTTGAGGTGACGGGGTATTTTGAGGTGACGGGGTATTTTGAGGTGACGGGGTATTTTGAGGTGACGGTGTATTTTGAGGTGA